AACTCGTCAAGTTTGTCGATATATTCCGCTGCATAAAAGTCAGCCATTGTTACTTCCACATTAGTATGTGCAAGTTCCATTGGTGTGACATTACCGTTGCGTGATTTAGTTGAAGCAGTTCCAGTACCTATTTTCTGGAATCTTGCTGTGTTGCCTGTCACATTCGTAGAACGAATGGTATTACGCAGTTTTGAACCCATGCGCTGGTATGCAAGATGCACATCGGTCTCAAACTGTTTAATAAAGGCTTGGTCTATTGTATTAGCCATTTTACAGTTCCTAAGTTAAGTTTTGTTTGCATCTTGGGTATCCGCTTTACATCCTCAACGAAGGTATCCAAATGGGCTTCTCAGTGCATTACGGGCCTTGATGCTTCATGTGAAACATAATTTTTACCAGAATTGCAACGCACAAATTCAATATATTGTTGTTTTTTCCACTCAGAAGTCCCAACAGGCTCAAAACCTAGCCATGCTGCCCAGTTTAACATGGCCTCATATCTAGCATTTATTGTCATTGTCATCATGCCGTATGTCTTGTCAAAGAAAGAAACTAGCATTTTTGAACCTCTAGCAAGAACTTTAAAATTATTTTTTAACTTAGTAGAAAACAATGCAAACATTTGAGGATGTTCTTCATCAATATAAACCCCACCAACAAATACTATTTCCCCCTCACCATCTCTAACTAAATAAACTTCAGCCTTTTCTACAATCTCCATAAGCGCATCCATTATATTTGTATGGCCTAACTCTATAAGCTCCCGAATATTTTCTGGATGAATAACGTGTATAAACTCATATACATGTTCTTCATAGAAGGGCGTAAGATAATACGCCCCTCTTGTCATAATTTTAAGCTCTTCCATATAGCTTTTGCCATCCCTCATTAATCATCTTAACGTAGTTAGCATCTTTGTTAAAACCACTATAACGCTCATCTCTCATCATCTCTGTTAATTCTGCTTCAGTCAAGTTTGCAGAAACAACACCCTGCTCTCCAATAACAGGATCTTGCATTTGAGACATCATAGCTTCCAAAGCAATAATGCCATCAGCACCTTCACACATACGCTCAATGGCTGGCATTGCCTCTTCGGGGAAAAACTTATTAGCAAATAAAGATGCAGCTTCTATTCGAGCTTCAGCATTGTCACCAAGCTGTGCAGCTTCAGCTTCCATATCTTGCTCTGGGCCAAGACCATCCATATACATCTCAATGCCCTTATGAAACTCACTATGAGTGTATCCATTTTCATGGCAGTGATCTGCCCATTTCTGCAAAAGTTCACTATCACCAGCTTCTTCTGGGTCAATAAAATCAGGTAATTCATACTCACCTGCTGATGGCGGTACACCTTCAGATGCTTGCTCATTTAGCTCATCCATAAGACGAGTGCGTATATCATCTTCTTTTTCGCCTAGTTTTGATTCTAAAGCTTTATATGCTTTTCCTAAATCAGCTGGGTCGCTAAATTTTTCTGGAAGCCATTCTGGTCGATCACTAGCTTCTGTTGACTCTGTAGATTCTTCTACTGGTGCTTCTGTTGCTTCACTTACTTGTGCTTCTTGTTCCATTATTTTTTACCTTATGTGCATGTAAAATACGATTTTCGATAAGACCAACAATATATCGCTGGCCCTCCATATGACGTAATTCTTCTGTTGTAACATTTGGACCATTTACCATTTCAATAGTAACTGACCTAAGATATTTTAATACTGCATTCCCTGTTGCAGTAGTAAACAAACTAGCAATATTTTGGCTAATTTCTTCATCTTTATTTTGTGGGCGTTGAATACCATCTATCCCCACATTTATTTTTTGGCTCACAAATCACTCCGTTGGTTGTGGTTCCTGAGCCTGACTTTGCTGCATTTGCTGCATTAATGCAACTATTTGTTCACGTTCTTTTGCATCTCGAACTAATGTATCTGGCACACCAAACTTCTTAGCAAGGTATGTTGAGGTTTCTTCTGAGTTAATTAATAGCTGCATTGACTCAGGGCCAAAAGCATTTTGCTGCACTTCTAAGAAGCGTGTAACTGCACTTATGTCTTGATTAGCTTGCGCTTGTGCCAATGGAGATACAGATCTAATTTTAACCTCTCTACCATTAATAGTTGGAACTTCAAGACGACCTTGTTTTTTAAGAATATAAACAACTCTTTGTAAAACAGGCTGCACTAACTCAACTTGCAATCTTCCAAATGCTGCCCCAATGCGCCTTGATAGATCTGCCATACGCTCTGCAATTTCTGTTGCAGATGCTGGCGTTCGATTAGGATCGCCAAGCATATCATTATATAAAGCACGTTTTATATTACTACGCATGTCACCAAGAACAAGCTGTGCTATATCAAATCTACCAGCGGCTTGTATTGGCTGCAAACCAGCTGAACCCATAGCTTTAGGAATTATTGTTCCAGGGACTAAATTAATTGTATCAGGATTAATTACCCCATCATCTTCCATTTGATAGATGCCAGAGATAGCCATTTGAGCATTCTCAAGTATCATCTGAACTGTAAGATTAGTTGTTTTAATTGCACTTAACGCATTAAATAATGGGCCTCTGCCATACACCTCACCAGCGCATTTAGACCACCGAAAACAAATAAATGGATTTGACCCAATGCCTGACATGTTACGCCGCATAATTACTGATTTAGTTGATAAACAAATACCGTAATGAATATAAGCATCTTCATTTATTCTTGAGTAATCACGACAAACTATTTCAAGAACTGTTGTTGTTTTGTCAGACTGATTGCTCATCAGTGACATTAACTCATCATTAAATGTGCCATTAGGATAAAGCATTTTAAGTTGGTCAAAGCGTATATTTTTACGCTCACGAAATACATGATCTATTCTATCATCAGGCCCAGTGTCTAGTATGACATGAGGTAACGGTATTGCGGAAAAACGTATAGGATTTATAGCATCGCCTTCTTCGCATACTAAGACACCAGTACCAACTGCTAAGTCCATAAAGGACTCATGCACCTCTTGTGCAAAGTTTGAGTTTTGAAGAACTTCAAAAACATATTCAGTAACTTCGTCTAACTCATTATTAACGCCATCGCGCTCATCTTTGGGAACTTCAGATCCAGCAGTAAGGTCTGCCCATCGAGCAAAGTTTGGAACAAGCCCAGACTGAAGCCTTGATGCAAACTCTTGAACACCTACAACGGCTGTCTCATCAAAGATCTTATCATCTCTTCTTTGACCAGACACTTCATAGAAAAATGATTCGCGCTGCGGTAACGCAAACTCATAGCATTCTTCGAAGACATCAACAAAGTTTGTACGCTTTGCTTTTGCTTGCTCATACCGTTTAAGATATTCCTTTGCTACTGGATCTTTAATCATTATGTAAACCTGCTAAAGTACCCAGCACCGCCACCGCTTCCAGAAAGTAAACTTCTTCGACCTCTACCTTTTCTTAATGAACGCCTTCTAATCTGCGCCGCAGAAGGGCCTCTTTGTTCAGCTAATCTAGTTCCAGAAGCTGTAAGCTCACCCATTTTTTCAGACATAGCAACAGCGTCAGATTGTTTCTTTTCTGCTGCTGCTTGGCGATCTAGCTCTGCTTGTCTTAATGCTGCTTGCTCCTGTTCTTTTTTTAAGGCATCAGCATCCGCTTTAGCTTTACGCTCTGCTTCTAATTGTTTTTCTCTAGTTTCCATCAAATCAATATTAGCTTGTTCTTTGGCAGCTGTTGCTGTACTTTCTTGTTTTTCAAGCTGTTCATCTATTTTTGGATTACGTTTAGGTCTTCCGCACATAATATTTCTCCTTTGTTATTTCCCTAAAAGCAGAGAAAAATAAGTTTTGCAACGCACAATTACATACGCCCCCAAAAACCTGATCTTTTTAAATTAGTTTTTTGCTTAGAAAATACATTAAAGCTTCTGGTTGCAACAACAGGTTTTGCAGGTCGTTGATTATTCATAAGGGCGCGACCCTCACCTGCGCCTAACATCATATATTGTAAGGCATCGTGAATGTGAGAGTACATATTTTTATCAGGTTTATCAGCATATCGCTCACCAGATACTTCCATACGCTTATATTGATACCCACCCTCAAAACCTTTGATTAACTGTTGGCATCTTCTATCAATTAAAAATGCTGGTTTGCCCTCAATCATCTTAGTTAGCTGGGAAGAGACAGCTTCCAATCGAAGATCTACAGAGTTTGAAGGGGCTGGGAATGCCCTCAAACCAGCACCGCGCAAGATATGAAAAGGTGTACTTTCGTCCGTCTGCGCTCTAAAATCCCCAGCAGGATCGCCATATATGTAAACCTCAGATGCTTGGGAAAATCGGGAGGAAATTTCCTCACGCAACACCTCGGCAAACCTAACAATCCCCATATCAAAAGCCACTATCTCGGACTGGACGAGCCAGCGACCTCTGATTTTTTGTCCAAGAGTGGCAGCTGGAGTCAACCCAAAGTCCAAACCAACGTATAGTGGTGCGCCAGCGGCTACCGCTACTTCTTCTTTGGCTATGTGTACTTCTGCAGCGAACATTGGGTATATCGGCTTTCCATCTTGGATAGCTCCTAATCTATTCATAACATAGACATCAATCCAGCTTTTTGTTTTACCCCTTATTAAATTAGGATAATAACCCTGCAACATGTGCTGTTTATTCTCAGCATCTTTATTTTGGTTATAATCTTGTATTTCACCCTCTTCATCTTTCACTTCGAGCATTGCTGGAGGTTGTGTAAAGAACTGCCAGTTGTCAGGCTTAACCAACATCTTTGCTTGTTCTCTTGGAATATGATCTGGAACTGGCACTTCGCCAGACATAATAGGCCACCAGTGATCTTCTTCTGGTGCGTTCGTATCTGCAATTACACCTGTCCAAGAAGGGCCACCATCACGCATTGAAGGATAACGACCAACACGCATAGTACAAGCATCAATAATAGACTTTGGTATTTCTCTTGCTTCATTAATCCATATCCCTGTTAGCTCTAAAGATAGAAGCTTCTTCACATCTTCGGGCCTATCTAATGCTAAGAAGATAACCTCAAGTTCTATTTCACCTTTTTTGATGTTATGGGTGTAAGGGACTGACCAAGTGAATCTTCCCCATTCGTTTTCTGGAAACCAGTCAAGCCATGTTTTAATAGTTGTAGTTCGTAGCTGTGGGTTTGTGTTTCGTATAATAGCCCATCGTGACTTTCGCTTTCCGTCTGGCCCTTTCTTTTGCTCCAAAGATCTTCGAAATACTTCAACGCAACACCCCACTGATTTGCCAGATCCTACTGGACCTCGAATGCCACGAAAGAAAGTATTGTCTTTCATAAAGCTTTTAAGGACAGTGCCATCTGGCTTGTATTTAAAATTAATCACCTCTAGCTTTCCCAACAAGGCCACTTAGTCTTTTCGACATAGCAGTTGCTTCAGAAGGCGACTTAAATATTAAATAGTCTTTTTTCTTTAACGCTTCTTCAAAAGCGTCTCTGCTAGAAAGTTTTGTTAATTTACCATCAATCATTCGTATTGTCGGAACTAATATTTCTTTTCCTTCATATTCAAATGATGTGGTTCTCATTGTTTCATTATTTTTAGTCGTTGCTGTAGATGGGTTTAATGCTCTTCTTAACCAAGATGGAACTTTTCCATTAACAGCTTTAGGCAATTTATTAATAAGACTATCAGCCATTATCTTAACCCCTTGTCTACTCCAGACTTAATCATCTTCTCGACTGCCTCTGGCCCAATGTTTTCTATCACATTGTCTAGCATTTTGTTTGTCACAAAAGACTTACCATGCTTCATATCAAAGTATTGAAAGTGTACCTTCTTAACAATCCTTCGAAGCATAGTAAGCTCTTCTGACTTCAAAGTATTTACAAAGCTCACTGTTCGTAAGCCTCATTAATATCTGGCGTAGAAGGATCGTCTGCTTTCAATCTGCCCTTAGTATCTCTAGCACGTTTCTTCTTTACCTGCTTTTTAGGTTTTTCAAGTATACTACTTAAAGATTGACCAATAACCCATACAAGCCGTTTAGATTCAGCCGTTCTTGTTTTACCTGTGTATGTAGTTCCAGCAAGCTCATGAGTTTCCCCATCATAATGTGTACCACTATTTGCAATCAACCAGCCCATAATTAACTCCTATATTGTTTTACTTTCCTAGCAATCTTTTTCGGTTGAGCCACAAATTGCTTACCCTTAGCCTTACCCTTTCGTTTAGCTCTGGTTGTAGCTGCATATTCAGCATCACTAAGAGAAGCAATAGCCTTGCTAGGTAAGTACCGTTCACCTGTCTCACTAGACTTTTTGCCAGACTTAGTGCGCCACTTCTGCTTTCCCCAATTAAGCAAAGATTTTTGTGATGACTTCATGTTTCTCAAGTTCTTCTATCCAAATAGTCCCAGCGCCAAGGTCATCGACCCTGCACTCAAAATTTATATTATGGATTTGAAGTTCTCTTACAACGCTCACCATAATACTAATACTTGCAAACTCTATTCTCATCGGTATCCTCCACCCTTAGCTTTATATTGTTTGGCAAGTAACTGCGCTTTTCGAGCAGACCACTGACCAGCAGCCGTACCTTGTATAGCCCTTGCCTTTATTCTTTTAAACAAAGTCTTTCGCATTGTAGGCTTTGTATAATTACCAGCTGCATTAACTGCCATTTTTACTCTTCTCAAATATTAAATTTTGAACTCTAACCAACTCTTTAGTTAGTTTTTTATACGTTGGGTTCTTCATCATTTGCTTTTCTCTAGCATCAAGCAATGTGTTCATAGCTTTGCCAGTAAGCTTCTTTAAAAGACTTTTATTCTTATAAGTAAACCTGTCACCATCAGCACCAGCTTGTTCAACAACGCCAATACCAGAAGCGTCCTCAATAACCTTAATACGCTTCTTTAGTGTCGAAGCCTGTTTTTGCAGAGAAGAAAGAGTATTAGGCATTATGTACCAACTTTCTTTTGTGCCATCTTATGAGCAGCACCAAATGTAGACCCTTTAAGCATTGCGGTTCTCATTACCTTCATATGCTTAGAAGTATGATGCTCACTATGACGCTTCATAGTTTCCTCCTGACGCTTGGTTAGTTTCAACAAACTCTTTTTCTTCTTAGCCATCTTAATAAGAACTCTTGGACTTCGCTTTCAATATCTTTCTTTTCAATGCTGGCGGCAATGTCTTCTGCTTGGCACTTAACATTGTTTTCTTTTTCTTGGCTGGTCTTCCAACCTTATCACCATACGTCCCTTTACCCATTGGCATTATGCTGTTCCTTTCTTAGCTTTGTTTCTTCGACTTATTGCTCTGGCCTTTGCCTTTGCGTCCGACTTGCTTGATGCCCCCCACGCTTTTAGGCTGAGAAGAAGACGCGTTGGTTTTCCCTTGCTGTCCCTTTCTGGCCCCTTCGCTCCCCCCATCCTTGCTAGAAAGCTTGCCCTTCGAGGATTGTCTCCGCTTCTTACTGGGGCTTTTAGTGTTCCCCCCTTGTAACTTGCTCGACCCTTTGCGTTCAATCCCCCCTTCGGGTTCTTGCCCTCTTTCCTCTGCCAAGCTGGAGTCTTTGCCATTCCACCATCTCTTTAATAAATTAAACATAATTCACCTTTACACTAATAAATTATTTTTTCAAACACACAAACCTTTTTAAGAAAAAATAAGAGGGAAAGACTACTAGCAACTTTGTGTGTCGCGTTTTTTGACCCCCTGCCACCCATACCATCGTTGCCGACAGCGTATCGCCTAGGAAGTTAACTCTGAGTGACGTGATGGCTGGAAGCCATGTAGGAACGAAGCATATGAGCGCGGTAGCGCACTACCTACCCAAGATCAATAGACACACGTATGTCCCCTGCCACCTGCACCTGAGATCTATCGATAGGTTTAAACCCAGCCCTATCAAGTATATCCTTACTAGCCTCTAGCTGGACATACTCACTCTTAGCTCCCGAAGCCAACTTCAGGACTTTACTAGCAGCTATCGTAGCATTCATTCCCAACTGTTCTGACACCCGTTGCATCATGTACTGTTGCACATGTGGTTGGCGTAAGGCCTTGGAAGCACTCACTCTTCCAGACTCGCCCTCTGCATAACCTGCTTCTCTAGCAGCTTGTGTCACG